GCTGATGACATGACAGAAGAAAATATTAGCGAAGAAATTCCAGAAGAAGTCGTACCAGAAGAATTAATTGAAAATGAAGATTCAGATATAGATGAAATTATAAAAGCTATATCAGATATAAATACAACACCTACTGACTCAATGGTTACTGAAGCTAAAAAGGGTATAGCATGGAGAAAAGAATTTAATAGAGGTGGTACTAGAATAGGTGCAACTAGAGCAAGTCAGATTGTTGCTAAAGAAAAATTATCTCCTAGTACTGTTAGAAGAATGTTTAGTTTTTTTAGCAGACATGAAAGCGATAAAGATGCACAAGGATTTAGAGTAGGAGAGAAAGGTTACCCATCAAATGGCAGAATAGCTTGGGCACTTTGGGGTGGAGATGCTGGATTTAGTTGGAGTACAAAAGTTAGAAATCAATTAGAAAGAGAAAAAAATAAATTCATAGAAGATGGCATAGAAGAAAAGCAAGTTACTGCGGCAGTTAAAAAAGGATTAAAAAATAAAGTTGATGAACATAATGAGAAGTATGGAGATAAAGCAGGTAAGAGAGTTACTCTTGGAATGTTATCATCAGTATTTAAAAGAGGCATAGGTGCTTACAGAACAAATCCTGGAAGTGTTAGACCAACTGTTACTAGTGAAGAACAGTGGGCTTATGCTAGAGTAAATGCTTTTTTATTTGCAGTAAGAACAGGTAAATTTAGAGGTGGTAAATTTGATTTAGATTTATTACCAAGTGGACACCCATTAGCAACATGAGTGCAATAAAACAAACAAAATTATTTATAGAGAAACTAAAAAATAAAGATGAGTGTGAAGTAGTAATAAGAATAGGAAAGTTTAAATCAAAAGAAGAAGCCGCACATTATACTTCTTATATTTGTATGACAAAAAGTATAGACTTTGATGCCGAAACTATTCTTGATAATATTGCTGAACTTGAAGAAAATTATTATGGAGTCGATAATAGAACACTACATTAGAATAATTCTAATCTTATTTTTAATTTCTATGAATGCTTGTGTTTCAGTTGGTAAAATGGATTTTAACCCAGCAGGAACAGTAGTTAAATATTTAATAAAAAATAATGGAGAATAAATAAAATGTTTTTTAACAGCAAACAATTAAAATTGTTTAAAGGTGTTAGAGAAAGAATCTGGTATCAACAAGAAAGATTAAGAACACCATTTAGACGACAATATTATAAAGTATTAAATAGATACTTTAAAGAGTTTGCAAACAAAGTTGAGATAGCATATCAAACAAGAAGTCAGATAATGCTTGACGCAGAGTTAAGAAAACAAAATGATAAATTAAAATTAATTTTAAATACACTTTATAGAACTGTTGCATTTTCTTTTAAAGATTATGCTTTAGGAAGATTTTTTTCTAAAGATTTTGACAGCGACTTTGAAAAAGAATTATCAGAGTTTATTGATTTTAATACTTCTGTTTGGGCAGGAGAGATAGATGAAACAACTAGAAAGAGATTGGCAAAAGTTATTGACAACTCTTATAATGATGGTCTATCAGTAGAGGCAACAGGAGTTGCTTTAAGAAATACACTTATAGGCATGGGTGTTTATAGAGCAAACCTTATATCAAGAACAGAAGTTCATAGAGTTGCAAGTTTTGCAAATGAAGCAGTTGCTGAAAATATGAAAATAGATGGCACTGTTAAAGAGTGGGTTGCTATTCAAGATAATAGAACAAGAGTCAGTCATTCTATTGCTTCAGGACAAAGAGTTGATTTAAAAGAATTTTTTGTTGTAGGTGGAGAAAGATTAAAATATCCAGGCGATCCTAGAGGTTCAGCTGGAAATACAATTAACTGCAGGTGTGCATCAATTTATATTACACCTGATTTTTTATAGGAGAAAAAAATGGAAATAATAATAGGAATAATAATCGGTGTTGCATTATGCAGACTGAACGACAAATATAAATGGTTTGATAACTGTTGCAAAAAGGTTATGAAAAAATTTAAGGGTAGATAATGCCATTAGTAAAACCAAAAGATAAAGAAACGAGAGAGGATTTTATAAGTAGATGTATGTCAGATGACAAGACTACTTCTGAATTTCCTACAACAGAGCAAAGATTAGCTGTATGTAATTCTCAATATAAAAATAAAACAAAGGAGAAATATTCAATGAATGATATTGAAAAAATGGGCGAAGCTATAAAATCTTTGACAGATGTTATCTCGTCTAAAGCAAAAAAACCTGAAATGGAAGAAACTGAAATGCAAAAAGTAGCAAGAGCAGAAGATCAGTTTGATAATCAAGATGATGCTAGAGATAAAGCAAAAGAAATAGGTTGTGTAGGAACTCATAGTATGGATAAAGATGGCAAAACTATTTATATGCCATGTAATACTCATGAGTCTTATGAAGAAGCAATTAGCAAAGGTTATGGAAATGATGAAGAAGAAGATAAATATCATAAACCTAAAAAGAAAAAACCTATGAAAAGTGTTTGTGTATGTCAAGATGATGGCATTTGCCAATGCGATACAGAATTAAAAAAAATAGTTTTTGAATCAGAAATCAAAGCAGAAAATAATAAAGGAATATTTACTGGTTATGGTTCTATATTTGGAAATGAAGATCAAGGTAATGACATAATGCAAAAAGGTGCATTTACTAAATCATTAGTGAATAGACCAGTAAGCAAAGTTAAAATGTTATACCAACACAAAACAGATGAGCCTATTGGAGTCTTTACAGAAATTTACGAAGATTCAAAAGGATTATTTGTTAAAGGACAACTAGCTATGGGAACTCAAAAAGGTCGTGAAGCATACGAACTTTTAAAGATGGGTGCATTAGATGGTATGTCAATAGGATTTAGAGCAGACCCAGAGAAACAAGGATACAACGAAAATAAAAGAGGAGTAAGAACTCTTAAAGAAGTTGATCTTATGGAAATCAGTTTAGTAACTTTCCCTATGAATGAAAGTGCTTTAATTGAAACTGTAAAAGGGAATGCTAAAAATATTCGAGAGTGGGAGAAAATCTTGCGTGAGGCAGGAGGTCTTTCTCGGACAGAGGCGAAGATTGGTGCAAAAGCATTATCGGAATCTTTATCACAGCGAGATGCTGGAGATGACAATAAACAATTAGCTGACTTAATAAATAAAGTTGCTAATATAATTAAACAATAAAAAACCAAAAGGAAATAATATGGACAACAACGAAGTAAAAACTGCTGTTGAAACTCTTGGGAAAACTTTTGAGTCTTTCAAAGAAGCAAATGACGAAAGACTTGCACAAGTTGAAGCTAAAGGAACTGCTGATCCAGTAACTGAAGCGAAGTTATCTAAAATCGAAAAAGATATGGATAAATTTGCTGATATGGAAGTAAGCATGAAAGCCCAAGCTGAACAACAAAAGCAAAACCAAGAATCAATGGCTAAATTAGAAACTATTATATCAAGACCTGGATTTGGAAACGATTCAAAAGTAGAATCAAAACAAGTTCAAGTTTTTGACAAATGGTTAAGAAAAGGCAAAGAAAACCTATCTCCAGATGAAGTAAAAGTATTAACTGTTGGAAATGATTCAACAGCTGGTTACCTTGCTCCACCTGAGTATGTAAGAGAACTAATTAAAGGAATAGTTGAATATTCTCCAATTAGATCAATTGCTAGAATCAGAAGCACATCGCAAAGAAGTATCCAAGTTCCTAAAAGAACTGGAGAGTTCACTGCACAATGGGTTGCTGAACAAGGTACAAGAAGCGAAACTACTGGTTACACAGTTGGTTTAGATGAGATTGCGGCACATGAAATGTATGCTTTAATAGATATTTCTGAAATGGAACTAGAAGATTCAGTTTTCAATTTAGAAGCAGAAATGAACTCTGAATTTACAGAGCAGTTTGCAAAAGCAGAAGGTGCGGCATTCGTATCAGGCGATTCAATAGGAAAACCAGAAGGTATTCTTACAGGGTTACCTGCAACTAGATCACAAACATCAATCACTAATGACGTTTTAAGTGGAAATGATTTGATTAATGCGGCTCACAATGTCAAAGCAGAATATGCTAGAAATGGTTCTTTTATAATGTCAAGATCAACTCTTGCGGCAGTTAGAAAATTGCAAGATACAGCAGGACAATATATTTTCCAACCAGGTGTATATACTATGGGTGTTGGTTCTAATATTTTAGGACATCCTATTGTTGAGTGTACTGATATGCCAGCGATCGCAAATGGAACTGTTCCAGTTGTGTTTGGTGATTTTAGAAGAGGATATATGATTGTTGATAGAACAACTTTATCAATTATGAGAGATCCTTTTACTCAAGCTAATACAGGTAACGTAAGATACATCGCTAGAAGAAGAGTGGGTGGTCAAGTTATTCTTGATGAGGCTTTAACTAAAATTACAATTCAGTAATTAATATTAATAATAATAGGAGAATAAAAAAATGTTTGATTTAAAAAACAACATTAAACTTGTTGAATCCCTAAATGCTATCGTTAAAGATGCTGATACAAACTGTACTGGTATTGATACGCAGGGTGCAAACAGTGCGATGGTAATGGTTAATGTAGGTGCTCCAGGAGTAACTTTCAGTACAACTCACAAAGTTGAGATTAGACTACAAGATAGTGCTGATAATTCAACTTTTGCTGATGTAACAAATAATAATTTTGTTACTGGTGGAACTGTTGGTGCAACTGGTATCTGGCAAACTATTGATGCTGATGGCGATTGTAATGCTGTCTATGGTATCGGTTATGTTGGTCCAGAAAGATACATCAGATGTGTACTTGATTTTTCAGGAACACATGGAACAGGAACTGTTTTTGGTGTAACTGGTGCTCTAGGAAATCTAGAAAGTGCACCAACTGACGCACAAGCTAATCTATAATTTATAGATAACTAATTATCTTAGGATAATATTTTTGGGGGAGGAAAGCGAGAGTGGAACTTCCCCAAGATACTCAAAATTTAAAAGGAGAAAAATATGAAAATAAAAATGAAAGTAAATAAAATAGCTACTGCTAATGAAAATGGTTCAGATACTATGACTTATGCAAAAGATAGTGTTTATGATATGAGTTCGCCATGGCAAATGAAATTAGCAACAACTCTTATCAATAATGGTCAAGCTGAATCAGTAGCAATAGAAACAACTAAAAAAGTTGTAACTGAAATGGAAACTAAAGTAGAAAAAAAATCAAAAAGCATACTTAAAAAAGTTTTCGGTAAAAAAAAATAAGGATTAAATAATGAGTGGATTAAAAATAGATA